AGGAGACTTTGCTAACACCTCAGACGGCTTAGCTAACCAGCAGAGAATACTTGCAGCCACTATAGAAGACACTCGCGCAGAGATAGGCGAGAAGTTCATGCCAATAATGCAAGGCATGCGAAGTCGTTTATTCTCGAACAGGTTATCCCGGCAGTGCAAGACTTCTGGGAGTCAATCATAGATCCTAGCGGTGAGGCACAAACTCAAATAAGCGCTATCGGTGATTCTATGAGCAAGTTCGCAGAGACTTTTGGGGGTAGCCTCAAAATGACATAACATCAGATCAGGTTTTCAACTGGCTAGGTGACAGCATTATTAGTGTCATGAGAATGCTCACACACCTGAGCGTATTCACTCAGGAAACTTTGGGGCTATTGGTCAGATGTTTAGCGCCACTCCTTTCTTAGTAACCCTGCCGCATACTTTTCAGACATGGCAGCGGCTACAGCAAGATTCTCAGGAGCTAGTGGTAAGGCTAACGCGGCGGCAGCGGCTATCTCTTTTGCGCCAGATGTAACATCAGGTGCAGGCAATCAGCAGAGGCAAAGCAACATGACTCCTACTCAACGCTTCGATCAGTTCGGCAAGCCTATTTCGCAGACTAAGGGGAATACAGGCTCAGGGAGTGATGCAGGTACAACCATAAACGTTAACATCAACCGGGCAAAGGTAAACGCTCAGGATCTAATAGATGACATTAACGCCAAGTTGCGCTCACAGGGAGGGACTAGCCTACTTCGATGAGCCTTCTAACCGACTTCGACATAGCAACAGACCTCAAGGTTGAGTTCTACATACCTAATGATGCCGACAATCTTTTCATTATAGGAGTGTCAGATATAGGCGGCACTAACGTTCTTGCCGGGGCAGGTTGGTTTATTATCGGCGTTAGCGAAATCGGCGGCACAGATGTTCTAGCAGAAGGGGAATACGCCTTCGACTGGCAAGACCTTAATTGCGAGACTTCTCGAGTTGTAACCGCTTTAGGTGGACAGGTTGAAAACATGACCTACTTCTTAGCGACACCTTCTAGCGCTCAGATACAGCTACAGTCATACACCTATGACCCTACAAACAACAGGACAATTAGACCTGGCACTCCGGTCAGGGTCAGGCTAAACAGAGGTGAACTAGACTTTGTGATCTATAGAGGCTACATAGACACTCTAGATGTTTCTTACACGATAGACGGACTAAACCTAATAAACATAACTGCACTTGATAGCTTTAGGCAGGTAGTCAATACAAGACTTGCAGAGTTCGACACAACTACAGACTTCCCAGAGGGTTACGCTTCCCCCTACGAGGTTATAGAGAAGGTTGCAGAGGGCTTTGGAACAAGTATGAACGCGCTTAGTACAGAGAGTCCAGGCAAGATACCTAGCGTATTAGTTACAGACGTTATACCAAACGTAATAATGACAGATGCCATACAAGTCGGGCTAGGGTTCTTTTGGATAGATCCAGCGACAGAAGAATTTGTATTCATACCTAGACCTGCAATCGGAGCAATACCAGACGGTACTTATACTGTTGGGAACTCGCATGAAGATGAATTTCACCTATGTATGAATGACCTAACAGTAAACGCCGATTATGACGATGTCTATAACTCGCTCCGGGTTGCACTAAAGAGCGACGATGCAACCTATGTTCTAAGAACAGACCCGGACTCAATAGACCTTTACGATGTTTCCGCGCTCGATGTTCAGATAAATACAACAGACATAGACGAACTAAATATCTGGGCAGACAGAGTGTTTACTCAGTCCCCTACTAGACTTGTAAAGAGCGTGGAGACTCCAGCATTAGACCGCTCGGGCAACCTTACGCATGCAGCAGAGATTCTCCCTGGAGAGCTTATAGGCGTGAAGTATGAGACTAGCGACATGAACATAGACACTTACTATTCTGTCTCAAGGGTGAGCCACTTCGTGACAGCAGACAATTGGTTTACTACACTAGAACTATGGAAAGAGGCATAAATGGCATACAAGACATTCGCTAACGGATTCCCACTTCCGGCAAGTGATCTAAACAACTTCCTAATGAATCAGAGCGTTATCGTGTTCGCCGATTCAGCTGCTAGGACTACTGCAATCCCTAGCCCGGTTCAGGGCATGCTTACTTACCTAGAGGATACTTCTACTTACGAAACTTGGACAGGTGCAGCTTGGGCTAACATCTCTAACCCCGGTGACATTACAGCGGTAACAGCAGGCACAGGGCTAACAGGCGGCGGCACTACTGGAGATGTCACTCTAAACGTCGATACTGCTCAGTTCATAACTTCGGACACAGTAACGACAGCGCAAGACCTAATAGTTGCAGACGGCGCTAGTTCGGTAACTCGATTAGGCGTAGGCACAGATGATCAGGTTCTTAGTGTTGTTGCCGGAGCGGTAGCTTGGGCAGATGCAGGCGGAGGCGGTTCTGCTGGTTTTACTTTACTTTCAACTACTACTATGACCGGAGCAGGTTCGTTTACAATTACAGGGCTATCCGGTTATTCTGATTACATGATTTTGTTAGATGGTGTTAGTAGCAGCGCTGCGAACTCTAACATAAAAATAGTAAATTGGAATACAGTAAGAACAGGTGACCAACACATGAACTGGGCAAAAGACAATTCATCTCTAGATTCAATAATTGCAGCAGCCTCCACCCTACAACTCGGACAAATTGGAACTAATACTGCTCACGACATTTACGGAATGGTTACAATTTTAGGAGCAGGCGATAACGAAATTGCTCAAGTTAGCAGCGTTAGCGGCTCAAGATACTCAGGAACTAATCAAAAGCATGATTTCACAAGGCTTCATAAATAAAATAGTTTGCCCTTGTCCAGCTTTGAAATAGAACTAAACACAGGAAACTTTGATGCTGGCAATTTAAAAGTCTATGGAAGGTAAAATGAAAAGAAATTATTGACATTAAGACAGGCAAAGAAACCCTTCTGGATTTTACAAGTCAAGACATTATAGAGTTTCAAAAAAGGCGCGAAGAAGAAGAGCAGATTCGTTTAGATAGGCAGCCAGAAGAATTAGCAAAAGAAGCCGCTAGGCAATCAGCCATTGACAAGCTCTCAGCTTTAGGCTTGTCGCTTGAAGAAATCTTAGCAATTACAGGCTTTTGATGTCAGAGCAGATACCGAGAAGCAACACTCAACAGCAGTTACTACTAAAGCTAGTAGGTGACATGGCAGACGTAAAAGCCGGGTTCAAGATGCTGCAAGATCATGAGGATAGAATCAGAGAGCTAGAAAAGGCTCGCTGGCAAACAGCCTGGGTTACTGCTTTCGCTTCTGCTGCTCTAACTGCTTTCGCTGTCACTATTGTTTCGCAGGTACTAATTTGAGATACCCACTTCCTAAAGCAAGCATCACAGCACTTTACGGCGCTAGAGCTAACAGGACTAGCCCTCATCGAGGCTTAGACTTTGGCGCAGCAACGGGCGCTTGGATCACAGCTCCGGAGACAGGCACAATAGTAGTAAACACCTGGAGCGATGTTTTAGGCTGGTGTCTAGTCCTACGCTTCTGGCATGAGGGCAAAGACATGCCTATGTATCTAGGCTTTGCTCACTTGAAGGTAAAGAGCAAGCATAAGGTAGGTACTAAAATCTGGGAAGGTAATAAGTGGTTTGCAGCAGTAGGCAATACTGGGAGCGCATCACGCGGTAGCCACTTGCACCTCACCTACGGGGGACACTCCTAAGCACATTTTCTACGGTCAGACATTCAACCCACTAGCACTACTTGAAAGGTTCGTAAAATGAAATTTAACCCTCAGATAAGGAAAGCTATTTACGCGGCAGTCGCAGGACTTGTACCGCTTTTGGTAATCGCCGGGATAGTTACCGGGGAGCAGTCACAGCAGATACTTAGCAGCGTGGCAGCAGCCCTAGCGTTCTTCGCTTCTGTTATGGCGGTAAAGAACACCGAGGTAAACAACCCGGAGGAATACGAAGATGTAACTGAGGGCATCGAGCCCCCTCACATTCCAGGCGTATAATGTCTAAGGCTCTTGCTAAGGTGAGGGCTATGATCACAGTAAACAAGACAATCGCCAAACTAGGCGGAACGCTAATCGGCACGCACCCAGCCGGCTCTACTGAGTGGCACGCACAGAGAGCACACGCAATAGGCGGCAGCGACATAGCCCCGATTATAAATAAATCCCCCTGGACTAGCGCGCTGTCATTATGGGCGCAGAAGTCAGGGAAGCTACTCCCCACAGAGAGTACTATGGCTATGAAGCTAGGCAACTACTTCGAGCCTGCTATAGCTCGACTGTTCGGAGACATGCACCCACACCTAATCGTTCACACAGGGAACTACACTTACGAAAGCCAAATCAACCCTGCCTTTCACGCTAACCCCGACGGCGTTATTGAAGATGAAGACGGCAGATTATACATTCTCGAAATAAAGTTCTCAAGAAACCAAATGGCTGAATTACCTGAGCATTATCGCCTGCAAGTTCTTTGGTACATGATCGTGACAGGCTTGCATAGTCCTGCTGTGCTTTGTGCGGTCGCAGGAGGCGAATACAGGGAGTTTACGGTGGAGTATGACCCGATAGAGGCTGCCCTACTTATGAAGTCCGCAGAAGCCTTCCTAGAGTGTCTTAGCTCCGGTGTCGAGCCAGCACTAGACGGTAGCGAATCAACTTATACAGCCGTCAGGATTCTGCACCCGGACATCGAAGACGAGGAAATAGAAATAGATCCAGAGGAATACAGGCTGTTACAAGACGCTCTCGAGCAGGAAAAGTTCTGGAAGCAGCAGGCTAATCTTCGCAAGTCGGTCATTCAGCACTCGATGAAGGGAATACGCTACGGCTATGTAGACGGCGAATGCGTAGTAATGTTACAAAGTAGGTCAGGCGGAGCGCCTTATCTCAAAATCACAGGAGGATAAAAATGGGATTCATGGATAACTACGAACCAGTATCAGACCGGATAGGCAAGTTCTGGGACAAGCACCCAAACGGCAGAATACACACCGAGATAAAGCTAATCAACGAAACAGAGATCGTCATAATGGCAAGTGTCTTCACAGACCGGGAGGACATGAGGGCGGCAGCTATTGACTTCGCCCAGGAGACTCGAGGCTCAAGCGCTATCAACAAGACTAGCTTTGTCGAGAACTGTGCAACAAGCGCAATCGGCAGAGCGTTAGCAACTTTGGGATTCCAAACTAAGAAAGACGGAAAGACTGTTCGCCCAAGTATGGAAGAAATGCGTAAGGTATCCTCAGAAGCTCTAGGAGGCGCTGTGAAGGACTTTGAAGGCAGGGCTAGTGTCTTAGCCTTATCTAGTGATGTCGAAGGGCTTAGAGCGCTCTACAGCGAGGCTAAGATGGCAGGTGTTCCCAAGAAGCTCCTAGATCAGATTACTGACATGGCTAAGGCTTTAGGGTAAAACAAAGGGGACATGACCCACAGATAGCCATGCCCCCGGTCTAACATTCTACACCAAACACAGGAGAATCATGCAGGAAGAAATCAACTGGAAAAACTTTACTGAGCGCACCTGGGTAACCGGATACGCAAAAGGTTATGGCGATGGGAGGGAAGACATGCGGAAGCAGCTCACCATCGAGCTCTGGGACTACAAAAACAGGATAATGAGCACTGACTCGGATTTAGCAGAAACCATCGAAATCACGATAGATCGCATTGAGAAATTAAAATAAGATACATCTTCTATATATAGATATATATATAGACATTATTAGGTTCTATATATAGACATTTAACTTAATAACTATATTTATGCATTAGTGTCTATATATAGCTACTAAATAACTCACACAGAAATGAGACAAAATGCCACAGATTACAATCACCGGAGACGTAAACCTAATTGGCTGGGAAGGCAAGCGCCTATCTATCTGGGAAAACTACGAAGTGCAAGGGCAAGCTAAGCCCTTCTCAAGACTATGGACATGCTGGTTCGACATGAGCCAGGTGGAGCACTTACAAGAACAAGACTGGGTAGAGATCACAGGAGAGCTATCAACGAAGATAGGCAAGTACACGCCTAAAGACTCCACCATTGAAAAGACAGTAGTTGAGCATCACATTCAGAACGCTCGATTAGTGCAGGTAAAGACAAAGGCTCAGCAGGCATCTAACGCGGCTTCTGTTGGCGGCTTCGAGAATGCGCCCTTCTAATGTTGATCGACATGAAAGACATAAGCGACAAATACTTTGGACAAAAGGCTATGAGGCCGGGTTGAGCTAGAGAGAAATCGAATCCACAAAGCAATTTATGATTATTTTCGGCTATTTGACGGAGCATCAAACAGAACCCACAAAATCAGCGAAGTTGAGCTAATAACGCTTATCAAGACGGAGGCAGAACATGATTCAAGTATTCGTGCCGGGCATTCCTCAACCTCAGGGATCTAAGAACGCCTATGTTCGAGGCAATAGAGCAGTCTTAGTCGAGGCGAACAAGAAACTCCCTGCCTGGAGAAAGCTGCTAACAGAAAAACTAGAATCAGCTAATACCTCATGTCAGTCGCTTACTGGCGCAGTATCGCTCGAGATAGTGTTTTTAATGCCTAAGGCTAAAAGCAATAAGAAAGACTTTCCTTATCAGAAGCCAGACCTAGACAAACTAATTAGGGCAGTAGGCGATAGCGCCACTAACGCAGGTGTCATAACTGATGATTCACAAATCTGCGAAATAGTGGCTCATAAGCTTTGGGCAGTTGATGAATCAGACGCTGGAGCACTTATTACATTCGGCGAGTATCTCGGCGTGTCGCAAGAGGTGCTAAACTCTAAAGCATAGGTTGATAGTACCCAAACACAGAGAAGGGGCATCATGTTAGAGAACTTGGTAATCAGGGGCAGAGATTACAAATGCGCTGTCCGGACACTTTTATACTCGCTAAGCGAGGCAGACCAAGAAATACTCAGAGATAACCTAGTGGACTTTAACGTATCTTCTAATGCGTTATCGAAGGCGCTTTTAGAGCTAGGGGTGAAGATAGCAGACAGCACAATTTCACGACACCGGGCAGGTGAGTGCTCTTGCTCGAGAATCTAAGCCCGGCAGCCAAAATCGAAGCGCCTAAGGGCTTTCGCCCAGCTCTTGAGTTTGACGGTACTAGCGGTGTTGCTACTCTTGCTGCTGTCCCTGGTAACGACATACCGAGCTTTACAGACTTTCTTATAGAGCAAGGCTTCGACCCGGAGCTCTACGAGATCGTAGGCGCTCCACGCACTAGCAGGTGGCAGACCTATTATGGCGAGTGGCTTACTAGCTACAGGTTCAATTTTAGGCTAGTAGCAGACAGCAGCAATCTCTCGCTACTATGGCAAACGGCAAAAAGGGACAGTAGGAAGGGTCAAAAACGACCAGTAGCCAATTCTAATAAAGCTTTAGTAGTAATGCTGGCAGACTTCCAAATAGGCAAAGTAGACCATCGGGGCAGCTTAGAGGATCAACTCCCTAGAATCTTCTCAGCGTTTGAGTCTTTAGAGTCACAATTCAAAAAGGGCAAGTATGTACGCATTGTGTTATCGGAGCAGGGAGACATAGTAGAAGGCTTTTCTAACAAGATGGATCAGCAACAGTTACATCATGGCGGCAGCATCATGCAGCAGGTGGATATTGCAAGCTCCCTAATTTGGGACATTATCAAGCGAGCAGCTAAATACGCTCCGGTCACCTATGCGACGGTAGCTTCGAATCATTGTCAGAATAGGGTCAATAAGCAGACAGTAGGTTTACCGGGTCAAGACGATTGGGGTATTTTCATAGCTCAACAGATGTCTAAACTGGTGAAGGAAACAGAACTCGATGTCCAGATACTGATTCCGCAACCAAGCGATGAATCACTAGCGTTCGATGTATTTGGCGATGAGTTCCACGTTCTAGGGCTATGGCATGGACATCAGAGCGCTAGACCCGAAGCTGTCCCTACTTGGTGGGAGAAACAGACATTCGGACATCAACCTGTTAGCGCGGCTTCTATAGGGCTTACGGGTCACTTTCATCACCTTAGAGTTCAAGAGCTAGGACTACACAGTAACGGCGGTTCTAGGTATTGGATTCAAGGCAAAACGATGGACAATGGGAGCAGTTGGTTCAGGTTGAAAAGTGGACAAGACTCACAGCCTGGACTAACCTGCTTCGAGCTAGAGCAAGGCAAACACTTCACAGGGAGCGTATTCAATGTATAAAACGACACTCACACAGAAAGCACAGACACTTATGAAAACAGCAGCCGGCACAGTAATACTTGCCCTGTTCCTAGTAGGGGTAAACGCATTAGCCGCACTTATGGCAACGTATACACCCTGGCTAACCATGATCCTATTAGGCGCTACATTCAGCTACTTGAGCGTGATTGTGTATCAGGGGTTGAGAGACTCATGAAGTGCCCTATATGCGACACACCTCACACGACTAGGGGTAATGAATCAGTACCTTGTAAGAAATGCTGGACTAAGGAGAAATCATGGCAGATTGGCATAACTCGCAAGCGTGGAACAAAGCGCGCTCCTATGCGAAAACAGTCTTAGATCCTATTTGCTCGAATTGTGACGCAGAATTAGTGGGGGGGGACTGGACTATAGATCACATACGCCCCCCCTCTATAACGGGTGAGCCAGACCATGACATAGCTAACCTCCAGTCAATGTGCCGGGCATGTAATGGGCGCAAGGCGGATAAGAGCCTGGTAAGAGCTGCATGGAAGTCAGACAGGTGGTAGTAATGGGCGTAGAATGGGTGCTAAAAAGGGGTCAAAAAGGGCTCAAAAACGATAGAAAAATGCACCCCACAGAGGCTCTACAGAGGGGCTGTAGGAGGGCGGTTTTTTCTGAGTCTGCGCGCCAAT